CTGGTTATCAAGGTTGCTGAAACCATCAGGAAAGAAGTCCCCAAGATCACCAATCCGAACATCAAGATTGTGGACTCTTGGCTAACGCTTGAACAGGAGTATGACCTGTATGCCACAGCCGATTGTTTTGTTGCGGCATCCCGTGGCGAAGGCTTTGGACTCATGCCCCTACAGGCGATAGCGATGGGCATACCTACCATCATGTCCGACATGACCGGTCATTCTGATTTCATCAACTTTGCTTCTACAGTCGTTGAAGCTCCCCCTATGCCCGCCAAACATAAAGCGGTGTGGAATGTTGGGGACTGGTACGAGGTGTCAGTAGGCGATCTGTGTGAGGCGATGCTGGCCGAATATCAAGCTGGGGCAGGTAGGCGAGATTTAGATAAAGCATCTGACGCAGCGTTGATGACTTGGGCTAAGTCAGCCAAGAAGATGGTTGCTGTTGCTGGCACTGGTGGCTTGCTGGAGAATCCGAAATGGCAACTTGCCGATGAACCTGGGATCTTGATTACTGCCAATCAGCGCATACAGGCAGATATCGGTAGGCATCATGTTGATTTGCGCCGTGGTGAGTCTGCCCTAGTTTCCCCAAATGTGCGTGATATTCTGCGTAACGCAGGAATGTTGAAAGAGAACTAATGGCTTACACCAAACCCGAACTTCGAGAACGCTTGAAGAACCAAATTATGCAGGGTTCTAAAGGTGGCAAGCCTGGGCAGTGGTCTGCCCGCAAAGCTCAACTGTTGGCGTTGGCTTACGAGAAAGCCGGCGGTGGCTATTCGGGAAGCAAGACCGATAAACAGAAATCCCTTTCCAAGTGGACTAAAGAGGATTGGGGTACCAAGTCGGGCAAGCCCAGCACCCAAGGCGGTAAGGCAACTGGTGAACGCTATCTTCCGAAGAAGGCGCGTGAAGCTTTAACTTCATCAGAATACGCCGCCACCACAAGAGCTAAACGAAAAGGAACTTCTGCTGGCAAACAGTTTGTAAAACAGCCACCAAAGATCGCAAAAAAGACTGCGAGGTACAGATGAATAAGAAAGACCCAAGGCTTGCAAGGGCTGGCGTTTCGGGTTACAACAAACCTAAACGCACCCCTAACCACCCAAAGAAATCGCACGTTGTGGTAGCCAAAGAAGGCGACCAGGTAAAGACGATCCGTTTCGGTCAGCAGGGCGTGTCCGGCTCCCCGAAGAAGGCTGGGGAATCTGAGGCGTACCGTAAGCGCCGTGAGTCTTTCAAGGCTCGTCATGCTGGCAACATTTCTAAGGGTCGAATGTCGGCTGCGTATTGGGCTAATAAGGTAAAGTGGTGACACCTACAACAAGGAGATTATTATGCCGATGGTTGGAAAGCAAGAGTTCCCATACACGAAAGCTGGCATGAAAGCCGCTGCTATGGCAAAGAAGAAGATGGCCAAGAAGAAGATGGCCGCCAAGAAGAAGATGAAGTAGTAGATGGCGGTACCTGCGACCCAAAACCTGACCATCACCCGTGGCGATACGGAGACAGTAAATGTCACCATCACCACCGATGGCACAACACCCGTAAACATCACGGGTCGCACCTACGCATCTCAGATTCGATCCAACGCAGACTCAAACACTATCGCCGCAACATTAACCTGCACCCTTGTTACGCCAGTAAGCGGCATCATGAAAGCCGTACTTTCCGCAACAGATTCCGCTGTGCTTGTCCCAGGTTTCTACCAATGGGACCTACAAGAAAACGCTTCAGGTGTTATCTCAACAATTCTTAGTGGAACCGTTACGGTGCTGGCTGATGTAACGAGGCTCTAATGGCCTCAACTGATGTCACCGTCACAACCACCACCGCTTCTGTTGAAATCACTAAGACAGATCAGGTTTATGTTGTTTCGCGTGTTGAAGAAACTGTCGGTCTTGGTACGGGTACGGCTGTCACGATTGTTTCTACAGATCAAACAGGACCGCAAGGACCGACAGGTTCAACGGGTGCAACTGGCCCAACGGGACCAACTGGGAGCCAGGGGGCTACTGGTCCTGCTGGTGCTACAGGTCCTACTGGCGCTAGCGGTAGTGTGGGTGCTACTGGACCAACTGGTTCAGCTGGTCCCACGGGTCCTACGGGACCGCAAGGGGATGTAGGAACAACCGGATCTACCGGTGCGAAGGGAGACACAGGTGCTACAGGACCAACAGGACCCGCTGGGGCGACTGGCGCTACAGGCCCTACAGGGCCTACGGGTGCAAGTGGAACTATTGGAGAAACTGGACCAACTGGTGCTACAGGAGCGAGTGGTGCAACAGGTCCCACGGGGGCAACAGGAAGTGTCGGACCTACGGGACCAACTGGTCCTGCTGGCGCGACTGGATCGGCGGGTGCTGAAGGCGCAACGGGCCCGACTGGCCCGACTGGCCCAACTGGACCTACAGGGGCTACCGGCGCTGCATCAACGGTTACAGGACCTACTGGTCCGACGGGTGCAACTGGAGCAACAGGCGCTACTGGTGAGATTGGCGCAACAGGACCTACTGGACCTACTGGAGCCACGGGTGCAATAGGCCCTACTGGTCCTACGGGGGCAACAGGACTAACTGGCGCTACGGGACCAACTGGTCCCACTGGCGCTACAGGCGCTACTGGTCCTACTGGTCCAACGGGACCTGGCTTTGTGTGGCAGTCAACTTACGATAACACCACAACTTACTATCTGAATGATGTTGTCAGTTTTGCTGGCTCAACCTACATCTGTGTTGTCCCTAGCGTTGCGGGCAGCCAACCACCTAGCGCAAACTGGGAACTGTTTACTTCCATTGGGGCTACTGGTCCAACGGGACCTACGGGTGCGACTGGAGCAACAGGACCTACGGGACCGACGGGTGCGACTGGACCCACAGGTCCAACGGGACCTGCTGTGTCACTATCTTCAGCAACCCCAGCCAATGTCGCTGGCACCGCTGCCGCTGGCACTGGAAGTACCGCCTCTAGAGACGACCATGTTCACACCATTGGTACGGGCATTGTTACAAACGCTATGCTTGCTGGCTCCATCGCATATTCCAAAATTGCTGAAACAGCCTGGACTTCCTACACACCTACTTGGACAAACCTCACGGTGGGCAACGCTACACAAGAGTTTTACTATATGCAGATAGGGAAACTTGTTGTGCTGCGTGGGCGTATCACTCTTGGTTCTACATCTTCGGTCGGTACTAACCCACGGTTTACGACCCCGACGACACACTTTGCTTCAAGTTGGGTTGACGGTGATGCGAAACTGGTAGATGCAAGCGGTTCTACCTACTTGGCTGCGATTGACTTCTTTAGCAGTGCGACCATGCGAGTTGGTTACTGGTCAGTATCGGGTTCAAATGTTATTCGCGCTCAAATCACAGCAACAGTCCCGTTCACTTGGGCTTCCACCGACACAATAGAAGTCGTAGCGTTCTACGAAACTTCGTAAGGGGACAACATGAAGGTAGCGGTTTACACAATCGCCAAAAACGAAGCGCAATTTGTCAACCGTTGGGCAGAATCCTGCGCCGACGCAGACTACCGCCTCATCGTAGATACCGGCTCAACCGACAACACGCTCGCCAAAGCTTTTGAAAACGAAGTGGATACCGCCGAAATTGTGATCTCACCATGGCGATTCGATGACGCTCGAAACGCTGCTCTCGCCCTACTCCCAGCAGACATTGACTACTGCATAGCGTTAGACATGGATGAGATACTGCTCCCAGGATGGCGTGACCAACTCCAAGTCATGTTTGACCAAGAAGTAACACGGCCACGCTACAAATACACCTGGTCATGGAAACCAAACGGGCAACCCGATCTGCAATACGGTGGCGACAAAATCCATACACGGTTCGGATACCGTTGGAAACACAAAGTCCACGAAACCCTCACGCCAAACAAGCACGAAAAACAAGGATGGTGTGACCTAGAAATCCATCACCACCCCGACCATTCTAAAAGCCGTGGACAATACTACGAACTGCTAGCTGAAGCCGCCGCAGAACACCCGACAGATGACCGCATCGCCTTCTACTATGCGAGAGAACTGTTCTACAAAGCCCGCAACGGCGAAGCCCTACTAGAGTTCCAGCGTTACCTTGCCCTACCGTCAGCAACCTGGGGTCCGGAACGCTCAGCCGCATACAGATTCATGTCAAAGTGCGATCCTGACAACGCTGAACGCTGGCTCAAAATGGCTGTCCTTGAAGCACCCGACAGACGAGAAGCCTGGTTTGACCTAGCCCAATACGACTATGAACGGCAACAATGGCGGGGATGCTACTTTACGGCAACCACCTGCCTTTCCATTACAGAAATGCCATTGGAGTACCTGTGCGAATCTCACGCATGGGGAGCAACACCACACGACCTTGCAGCAATCTCAGCCCATCATCTTGGTTTACACAAAGAAGCAGCACAGCACGGCACTAACGCCCTAGCTCTAGACCCCGACAACGAACGCCTCAAAGCGAACCTCAGTTTCTACTCTAGTGCTATTGCTACAATCTGATAGACCGTAGGAGATCAGATGGCGACAGTTGCAACCGTAATCAACAAGACACAACGCCAACTGTTGTCGGGTCAAGTTGAGGAGAAGAACAAGCTCAGCGGCACGATCAACTCCACAGCAACCACCGTCACCACCCTGTACGACCTAAACGGCCTACGCCCAGGAACCGTATTTGAGATTGACTCCGAAATGTTCTATGTGTGGGAATCCTCTGTATCATCCAAAAGCCTTACCGTTGAACGAGGCTGGAACGGAACCACCGCCACATCTCATGCGAACAATGCGGTCATTACCGTCAATCCCCGCTTCCCCCGCGCACAAATCTTGGAAGCCATCAACGACGAAATCTCAGACCTATCCAGCCCCGTAAACGGTCTGTATCAAATGAAGCTTGTGGATCTGCCCTACAACGGCACAGACATAATGATTAACCTGCCCGTGTTTGGTGGCATCATTGAGCTTTACGATGTCCGTCTGCGGTACACAAATGACGACTACCCAATGATCCGCAAAACGCAACTAATCCGTGACCTGCCAACATTAGATTTCCCATCAGGGTTCGCTATCAAGTTCAACCAGCGTTCCCGTTCCGGTGACCTTCGCATCACATTCAAAGCACCATTCCAAGCTGTTGCTAGCGAATCAGACAACCTTCAACTGGTTGCTGGTATCCCGACAAGCGCCGAAGATATTTTGGCGTTGGGCGCACAGATACGCCTCATGTCACCACGCGAAATACGCCGCAACCTGATAGACACCCAAGGCGACACCCGCCGTTCAGAAGAAGTACCTGCCGGCGCTATCGCTAGTTCAATCACAAACCTGCTTCGGTTGCGTCGAGATCGCATCACCGCTGAAGCCATGAAACTGGCCAAACAGTATCCAACATTTCTAGCAAGGGACTAGCCGATGGCTTCGCTAGTCCAGTTCACCACCGCCTACACGGGCGGTCCCGCATTCTTCACGGGTAGCGGTTCGTCAAGCCTTGTGCCTGACGTTTTCCCTGTCGCTATCAACGGTCGCCCATACATGATTGACATGAAATCGGGGCGTTTTGCTTCCGCACATGAACCCCGTATTCGTGACAGCGTTGACCAATCATCTGTGCCAGGTGAGGCGGCTATCAACCCTGGTGGCTTGTGGCGCAGATCGCAGGTGTCTTGGCATTTGGGTGCGGGACAGGAATATGCCGACTCTGCTGATGCTTTAGATTTCAGGTTCTACAAGTCCCGTGGCATAAACCCATGGACTAAAGGTTCTGTCTCGTTGCTGAACGATACGGAGCTGTCGCTCGCAGCCACAGGAACCAACCTTTACACCGCGTTGAACGCCACTGAGCTTTATGTGTCGGATGGTACAGCAATCAAATACACGACAGATCCATATGCTTCCAGCCCAACCTGGTCAACGGTGTCCTCAACGCCAAACACAGCGGCTCGTTCAATGGCATCCGATGGCACAAACATCTACACCACCCACCCTGGAACAACAAACAATTACGGACTATGGAAAATAGACTCCGCCCATACGGCTACCAACTATGCACACGGTCATGAGTTTGGCGCTCTTGGCTATGTCAAAGGACATTTGTTTGCAGCAGGGGCATCCACGGATTCACCAAAACTTTGGGCTAACCCTGTAGGCAACAACCCCACCGTTTACTACACCCATCCGAACGCATCGTGGACATGGACAGGGTTTGCTGGTGGCTACAACGCCATCTACGCATCAGGCTACGCAGGGAAAACAAGCTCGATCTACAAGATCACCATTAAAGATGACGGAACATTCAACACCCCTGTAGTGGCGCTCGACCTACCAACCGGCGAACTAATCCACACCATCCACGGCTACCTAGGTTTCATCCTCATCGGAACCAACAAAGGTGTGCGTTACGCAACAGCAGACAACTCAGGAAGCCTCACTGTAGGTGCGCTCATCCCCACACCCAACACCGTGCAATCCATTACAACAGATGGAAGATACGCCTGGTTCGGCTGGACACTGTACGAAACAGGAGTATCGGGTGTTGGCCGACTAGACCTTGCAGAGTTCACCGCACCTAATACCCCAGCATACGCATCAGACCTAATGTACGCATCATCAGGCAACGCTGTCCAATCCGTAGCCTCATTCGGGACTAAGCGCATCTTCACCGTTTCAGGTGTCGGTGTCATCGCTGAAGATTCCGACAACAAGGTCAGCACAGCCACCCTAGAAACCGGCATCTACACATGGGACATCCCCGACCGCAAGTTTGTTGCCAAGTTTGATCTCCGTTCACGCCCACTCGCAGGTTCAATCTCCGCTGCTGTATCTATGGACAACGGTTCTTGGACAACGCTAGGTACCATGTCCACAGCGAATGACACAGAGGATACCTTTGACGGTAAAGAAAGCAAGCTGATAGAAGCAGCGTTCAAACTAACCTTTACCCGTAGCGCAACCGTGGCAAGCACGGGGCCAACATTGACTCGATGGACAGCCCGTGCTTACGCCGCACCGATCCGTTCACGATTCTTTGTAGTGCCAATCCTTCTGCACAAGCGGGTGAACATCCGTAACCGTGACTACTTCTTTGATGTCCTAGCAGAACGCGAACTAATCCACGGCTATGTAGATGATCCTCGAATTATCACATATCAGGAAGGCAACCGTTCCTACCCTGTCACCGTTGAAGATATTGAATGGACACCCGTAGATTGTCGTGACTTGGAATGGGATTGGGAAGGCACCCTGACGGTTACAATGAGAAGCATTACTGAATAGGAGCAGGAAAGATGGCTAAGACACGCAGGGCATACAGTGGCAACGCGGCATCCACAACGCTGTCATCGGGCATTTCTGCTGGCGATACAACAATAAGCATCACCGCCGCAACCGGCTGGCCTTCAGGCGCACCCTTCTATGTCGTTATTGACCCAGGTACATCTGCTGAAGAAAAGGTGCTTGTAACCCGTTCCAGCACAACCCTCACCGTTTCGGGTTCCCGTGGAGCCGACGACACCTCAGCTTCCAGCCATTCCGCTGGAGCTGTCATCTACCCCGTATTCACAGCCGTTGACGCTAACGAAGCCAACCTGCTTGCCTCAACCCTCACAACCCAGGGCGATATGTTGTACCACGGTGCATCCGATTTCGCCCGTGTCGCTATCGGTACAGCAGCACAGGTTCTCAAAGTCAACGCTGGCGCTACCGCCCCCGAATGGGGTCAGATCGCCACGGCAGGTATCGCAGACTCAGCAGTAACCTCAGCCAAAATTGCTGACGGAACCATCGTTGCTGGCGACCTTGCCGATGGTGCAGTAACTTCAGCCAAGATCCTTGATGGCACTATCGCTACCGGCGATATCGCTAACGCGGCTATTACCGAAGCCAAGCTTGCTTCTTCTGTTGCTGGGGATGGCTTGTCGGGTGGTGCTGGTACAGCCCTTTCGGTCAATACCGATGGTGTGACCCTTGAAGTTTCTTCCGATCAAGTTCGAATTAAAGGTGGCGGTATTACAAACGCAATGGTTGCTGATGCTGCCGCTATTGCAGATACCAAGCTTGCAACAATTTCCACCGCTGGCAAAGTAGCAAACTCAGCAACCACAGCAGCATCAGCCAACACCGCTAGCGCCATTGTTGCGCGTGACGCATCAGGCAACTTCGTCGCAGGAACAGTAACGGCAGCCCTAAGTGGCAACGCAACAACAGCAACAACGCTCGCTACCGCCCGCAACTTCTCTCTGACAGGTGACGTAACAGCGACAGCAGTATCGTTCAACGGAAGTGCAGCCGTAGCCCTCAACACCGCTATTGCCGCTGGTGCAGTGGACACAACAGAACTAGCCAACAGTGCAGTAACCACAGCCAAAATTGACGCAGGTGCAGTAACAGGTGCAAAGATTTCAAGCACTGCCGCAGTCAGCGTTGCATCCGTAACAACAACTGGTGCTGTCGTAGCCACCGGCAATGTCCAAACCTACGGCGATGTCGTAATAGCTGGTGATCTACAAACAACCAAGAACACCAACGACACATTCTTCAATGTCACCAACGGTGGCAGTAGCGTCATCATGGGCATTGACTCCAACCAGGGTGTCAACGGTCACGACGTAGGATCATCGAGCATCCGTGCCGTATATTCACGGTCCACGAACGTCATCGGATTCTCGTCATCATCGCAACGTTTCAAAGAGCAAATCTCCGCACACATCTTTGACGAAGAAGCAGTCCTTGGCATGGTTCCTGTCAAGTTCAAATACCGTACAGATGTTGAAGAATACGGCGATGAAGCAGGATGGAACTACGGTTTCATAGCAGAACAAGCAGAACAAGGCGGTCTGCCCGAACTCATTGGCCGTGACGAAAACGGACTCGTTGACTACTTCGCTTACGAGCGTATGTGCGTAGCGCAACAGCAGTTGATTCGCACCCTCTTTGAAAAGGTTGAAGCACTCGAAACACGTGTCGCAGCGTTGGAGTCCAAGTGACCTCAAAAGCAATCCTTGTGAAGTTTGCTGCCAACCTTGGCATGGTGGTAATCGGTGTCATCTCTACCGCATTCATCTTTGATGTCTCAACATGGGTAACAGCCGGCACAACCGTAGTGATGTACCTGATCGCTGTCGTAAACAACCTTGCCAATGCCGCAGCAGATGGTCGGCTCACCACAGAAGAAGTAGCAGAAGCGGTAGAAGGCGGCTGATGTGGGCATCGTTGCACCAGGTCACCCGTACAAGCGTCTAGTTGTACCGCACCGTTTAGAACAGTACGGCAACGGCAAACTGCCGGCAGACAAACTAGCCAAACTGTCCTGCGGTGGCACAGCATGGTTTGACATCAACTGGTATGGCGGTGCCGTGTTTGCGTTCAACCTGATGTACGACCACGCCAAGCGTGACGGGCTAACCCTCAAAGCTGTCAGCGGTGGCTACCGATCCTTTGAGGCACAAGAAGCCCTGTTCTTCTCCCGTTACTCGCTAACCCCCACAGGTCGAGTTCCACAGATCACACGCCAATACAACGGGCGCACCTACTTCCTCAACCAGGGAGCTAGCCCAAGTGCAAGCCCTGGCACAAGTCCTCATGGCGTTGCCTGTGCGCAAGATTTCCTGATAACTAGCCCCGTTTACGATTGGCTATGCCGCAACGCACCAACCTACGGCATCTATTTGCAGGGTCCACCGAAGTATCTGTGGAAACCAAACCCCGAATACGAGGCATGGCATTGGCAACTATCTGATGCCAACAACCCAACCAAAACTGTCAAAGCTGAATGGGAAAAGTTCATGCAAGCATTAGGAGTGAAGAACTAATGGTTGTCATAATTCCGATGGTGTTTATCTGTGCGTTCATCTGCCTTGCTTTAGCGATACCCGAAGATAAAGAATGATTACCGAAGGAATCGCCGTTGCCTTAATTGGCTTAGTGGGTGCTGTGATGGTCGCCCTGCTACAGCGTCATCGCCGCGAGTCAGGCGAATCCAACGAGCTGATGATGCACACCATTGGGCGCATTGACACAAAGCTGGATCGGCACGATGAAAAGTTAGACTCTTTGAAGGAAGATTTCCTGAGGCACAAAGCCGAAGATCACTAATGCTTGACTTCTAGATATCCACATATCAGAATGGGATTGTGGATAAAACGAAGGGAGTCCCAATGTCTTTGAAAGACGAAATACTGAAACATCCATCAAACGGCAACCGGCACTGTCATGCTGGTGCCATTATCCAATCATTGACCGACGAGGATCGGGAAGCACTCAACACGGTGCTTCCACGTATCGGTCAAGAACCTGGCTACACAACTGTGTGGCTTTTGAAAATCCTCAAAAACGAAGGTTTCACTATAGGCGAAAACACCCTTCGCCGCCATTTGAGAGGCGAATGTATATGCCGTTAAACATCACCCCACCCCCACCGCCGACCGACAAGGCAGCCAAACTGGAGAAGCTTGGCAAACTTGTTGACCTGTTTGACCGTCAAGGTATAGACATCAACGAGGTTGGCACAATCAAACGGGTGTCGGTTTACCAGTCGCTCACTAAGAATGTTGACGGGGAAGCCGAAGTCCATGACCTGATGGGAGTCCAATTCTCGCCAGCGTGGGAGACAGGACCCCAATGGCCAGTCATTCAGCAGGGTCCGGCATACAAACTGCCACCCCGAAAGACAGCCTCTCAGAAGCCTCAGGATTGGCTGACAGCGGTGATCCTTCCCGATATGCAGATCGGGTTCTATCGTCGAGCAGACGACAATCTAGAGCCTACTCACGACCCTGTGGCTATAGACCTGTCCATCTCCTTGGTAAAGAAGCTGAAACCACAGATGGTGGTCATGCACGGAGACAACCTAGACCTGCCTGAAATGGGCAAGTACCGACTGTCACCCGCCTTTGGGCGCACCACACAAGCCGCCATTGACTACGCCACAGAGCTGGTAGCCCGCCTTCGAGAGGCTGCCCCTGACGCAGAAATCTGTTGGCTTGCTGGCAACCACGAAGAACGCCTTGTCAACTATCTCCTTGACAACGCCAAAGCCGCCTTCGGACTAAAGCAAGGTGGCAACCCTGAAGGTTGGCCAGTCCTATCAGTACCGTTCCTGTGCCGGTTTGACCAATACGAAATCAAATACTTCCCTGGCTACCCCGCAGGACAAGTATGGATCAACCAAAAACTACGGTGCATCCACGGAACCAAAGCCAAATCGAACGGCTCCACCGCCCACCAATACCTAGCCCATGAGAAAACCTCAGTCCTGTACGGTCACGTTCACCGCAGAGAATGGGCAGAACAAACCCGTGAAGATTGGGATGGACCCAAGACAATCCTTGCAGCATCAGCAGGATGTCTCGCCCGTGTAGATGGGGCTGTCCCTTCCACCAAGGGTGGCATAGACCTAGATGGCAGACCTTTGACGGTCACCGAAAACTGGCAACAAGGTCTAGCCGTGGTCACCTACCAAGAGGGAGATGCCCCATTTAACCTGGAGCTTGTCCCTATCCGTGATGGACAGATGATGTATCGTGGGCAGTTATGGAAGCATGGCTGATCTGCCCCGTCTGTGATGTCACCTGGCCTGAACGCGAAAGCCAGCGTTGCTCGATATGTTCAAGCCGTGGCGAACGAGATACTGAACCGGAGAAAGACAAGACCTATGAGTGATTCAGGACAATGGGAACTTGTCGCTGTCACCTGGGTTGACGCATTTGATGGCGACACAGGCTGGACAGACACCGATGACTACGAACCGCAACCGACCATAGCTCTCAATGTGGGGTTCATTTGGCCGAACAAGCTAAAGGATCACGTCACCCTGATATCGGGCTATATCCACAATGAAGAATGGCCACCTGAGATGGTGTCGAATGTATGTCACATCCCTTCAGTAATGATTAGGAATGTCACACGGCTCGCATCCAGCCTTGACTTCAACCATAAAACTATGTAACTTCCATTTACTAGAAAGAAGGGCAAATGAATAACACAGAAATTAAACATCCTCACGGTTCAGCTGAATGGCTACGCCAACGCTGGTGTACCCCAACAGGGGAACGCCGGCTTGCCGCATCCGAATGTGCTGCAATCTACGAAGTCCACCCATACAAGACCCGCGCCGATCTTGCTGCCGAACTTCTGTCAGCGGTACAGCCAATGCCGAAAGAACAGAACGAAGCAATGGAACGTGGCAACAGGCTTGAACCAACCTTGCTTGCTTGGGCATCAGACAAGTACGGCGTACCGATCACCACACCTGATGTGCTGGTCACCTTTGATGAAGAAATCGTGCATCTCGTAGCAACGCTCGATGGCGTAGGTGACGATGGATCTGTTCACGAAATCAAAACCACCACAAACGAATGGTCAGGTTGGCTCCCACCGCACTGGTTCTATCAGGGCGTACAGCAAGCTATCTGTGCCGATGTTGACGAGATCAACTGGTGGGTATTTGACAGGTCACAAACCTTCAAACACCATCTACAAATCGTGGATTGGGAAATGAAGCGTAACCACATTGAAGCCGCCAAAGAGTTTCTTGCCGCCATCCACAAAGGCGAAGCACCCGAAGGTGTCGTGTTTGCTTACGACCATATGCAAACCATCTACTCCGAACCACAAGAACTATCGGTTGAGCTACCTGATGTTGCGATAGAAACCCTTGAACTATTGAACAAAGCCAAGACACAGAAAGATCATTGGGCGAAACAAGAAGATGCCGCCAAAACCCTGCTCGCTGGGCTACTTGGTGATGCCACAACAGGCACCCTCAACGGCGACACCGTAGTAACCTGGAAGCCACAGTCCCGCGTATCGCTAGACACCAAAGCGTTAGGGTCAGCTCATCCTGAGATCGTAAAACAATACGAAAAGAGCAGCACATTTCGAGTGTTGCGTATCAACCGAAAGGGAAAGTAAATGGAACAGCATCCACTGTTAAAGGCGCTCAACGATTGGGCAGTACCGGATAAGAAGATTGTCGGCAAACTAGAGAAGGGTGGCGCACAGCTTGACTTCGTAGGTCACGCCGATGTTACCCGCATCCTCATTGAGGTAGATCCAATGTGGACATGGGAGCCATGCGATTGGAACAACGGTCGGCCAGCAATCCATGTTCACAAGGCAACGATTCGCCGTGGCGGGTCAACCGTCGAGGTGGACATGGCAACAATGTGGGGTCGCCTCACCGTTCACGGCATCACCCGTGTCGCTGTCGGATCATGCGAACTCAACAAGCCTGACCTTGACAAGGAACTCGTATCAGACTTCTTACGCAACGCTGCAATGCGATTCGGAATCTGTCTGTCGCTGTGGACAAAACAAGAATGGGAAGATCTGACCAAGCCTGAACCACCGAAACTTGTAGCAAAATCTGACTACGACAAGTTCGTGAAAGCTTGCATCGACAAAAGTATTGACCCCGATGCCTTGTTGAAAGAAGTGGGCAAAGCATCAACCGAACTCACTGAAGCCGACTTCAACAAGTTGCGAAGCCTGTTCAAAACCGCTGTCGCTAAACCAGTACCAGCACCCGAACCAGCGCCAATACTTGAAGTACCTGAAGCCGGCATACCTGGCACGATCACCAAGACACAGTTGCGTGACATCAGTTTGCTGATGGGCAAGAAAGAACTAAGCCGTGAACACGTCATCTCGATTGCTGGCTTTACCGCTAACCGTGAAATCACCGACATTGCACAGCTCAACAATGATGAGGCTCTGTTGCTGATTGACACATTGAAGCGTGATGTTGAATCACCCAAGCAGGACAAGTGAGTAAACAGCGAGCCAAAGGCACAGCCGCCGAAACTGCAGTAGTCCGATACCTACAAGCACAAGGTTTCATTCACGCTGAACGCCGTGCGCTACACGGAACACAAGACAAAGGCGACATCACAGGACTACCAGGCGTAGTGATCGAGGTGAAGAACCACGCCAAACTTGACCTAGCTGGATGGCTGAAAGAACTAGAACAAGAAATGGTCAACGCCAAAGCAGACTTCGGATTCGTGGTAGCCAAGAAACGTGGCACCACCGACCCAGGGGAATGGTATGTTGTGATGCCACTGAAGGTACTAATAGAAGAAATAAAGAGGGAAAGAACATGAAGTTTGCGTATGCAGACCCACCATACTTGGGCAATGGCAAAAAACACTATTCACCATTCCATGAAAATAGCGGAGAGTACGACAGCGTTGAATCACACCTTGCGCTACTTAATAGATTGGTGACCGACTACCCTGATGGCTGGGCATTGTCCTGTAATCCAAAAGACTTGCGCTGGATTCTGCCCGCATTGCCCGATGATGTTCGAGTTGCCGCTTGGACTAAAACCTTTCACCAGATCCGCGTCAATGTATCTACTCAATACGCATGGGAACCGGTGGTATGGCGCGGCGGTGCAAATATTGTGCCACGCAAACCGATGGTTAGGGACTGGATGGCCTGCCATATCGGTATGAAGAAAGGACTCCCAGGAGCTAAGCCTGAAGCTTTCAACCGATGGGTATTAGATCTACTAGGGTTTGACCCGCACCGAGATGAACTAGATGACCTGTTTCCTGGCAGCAACGGAATGAACGACACAATAGAAAAAGTGAGAAATGAAATCAACACAGCAGACAACGCCGATACCAACGGTTGAGGTTCCTCGCCGCACCTTGCTAGCGATACGCCGCGTGATACGTCACGTATCCACAGCCGATCCACAGGTACAAAGCGAAGTAATCAAAGCAGACGAAACACTCTCAAAACTTCTCGACAAACGAGATTGAACCAAGAAAGAAGGGAAAATGGGAACAGATTACGACAGCTGGATGCTCAACATTGTTGAAGGAGACAGCGAAGAATACTGCGAAGAATGCGAATGCGAAGAATGCGAATGCGAAGAATGCGAATGCGACCAAGGCCCCGATGAGGACACCCTGGTAGCCAACCACGAAGCCCGTATGCAGGACCGCTGGGACCGATTCGTTGCGGATCTGTGATACGGTGGATGACGTGTCATTTCCTGACGACGACCCCGTGCTGGATGTACTATCAGCAGCCTTCCCCCGCGCAGTCATCACCGGCTACGCACTAATCGTCAACTACATAGATGACGAAGGCGAAGATCAGCTTGCATTCTCCGGCTTGCCGAACCAACGAGCAACTACAACCATCGGCTTACTCACAGCCGCCCTTGAAATAGAGAAATCAAAGTTCCGTTTAGACGGATAACCGAAAGGGGTCTTTATGGCTCGACTACGGAAAGTAATCCTGCTAACCGCAGCCCTATTTGCTGTTAGCAACGTAACCGCAGAAGCCTTAATGGTTGAAGCACCAGCCTCTCCAGCGGCTCCTGAAGCCCCTGAGAAAGACGCAAACCCGACACTTGCCACAGAGCTAGCGTCACTGTGGCAACTCATCACAGACCCATATAGGGAGTTCATCGGCAAACCGATCTTCACCCACCCATTCATGGAAGCGATAGCACAATGCGAAACAGGCCAAGACCCTGCCCACATCGGACACGCCAGCGAGGAATACGGCCCCAATGCCACATTCCGTGGAGCGTTTGGCAACTGGACAACAGCAAATGGATCGGGGACATTCGAATACTACGGTGGCCGCGACCTGACAGGAACCTTTTGGGCAAACGAAACGACCTATGACCAGCAGAAAGTAATCTTCATCCGCAAATCTTTATACGGATACACGACACCTGCCGGCAAGTTTATTCCACCGAAAGGCTTGAGTCGGAACAACTGCCTGAAGTATGCTGGCGAACCTACCTACGAAATCTATTGGGGAAGGTGATGGCAAAAACAGAATGGGAATGCACAAGCTGTGGACAAAAGATCACGCTTTACATCAAACCCTTAGCGCCGCCTTCACACTCCTGCAAGAAAAAAGCAAACAGACAACTACCTTTAACACCGAAGGGACAACAATGAACCAAGCAACAATCATCGGAAACATCGGCAAAGACCCCGAACTCCGATTCACCCCACAAGGCAAAGCCATCGCCAACTTCAGCGTAGGCACCACCCACCTCAAAGGTGTGGACAAAGAAAAAGAAACCACCTGGCACGACTGTGTAGCCTTCGGAACGGAAGCCGAAAACATTGCGGCATCATTCCACAAAGGAGATCGAGTCATTGTCGTAGGCAGACTAGAGAAAAGCTCCTACGAAAAGAACGGTCAAAAGGTTTACCGATTCCAAATGATCGTCAACGAAGCTGGCCTGTCCATCAAATACGATGTTGCCGTGAAAGAGAAGGGCGCACCAACCCAGGCGAAGAACGCCTCAGCCCCGAACTACGGCGATGAAGAACCATTCTGAGGAACAGCCACAAGACATAGATCCCTACCAACTGCCGGTCTTATACAAACCAGCAGGACCGTGGGTTAAACAAGCCGCCTGTATAGATGCACCATCGTGGTACTTCTTCTCAGACGCAGACACAAAAGACGCATATCGGGAAGGGAGAAAACTATGCGACACCTGCCCTGTACTATTGGAATGCCGACAGTACGCAATCGAAAACTATATAGCACACGGATTATTTGGGGGGATGTCTCCTCGTGAACGCCAACTTGAACGCCGTAAAATCCGGATGGCTACAGGCAAAAGCTTGCCACGGAGTACCAACCGACATCTTCTTCCCTGAAGGATCAGGCAACCGTGACCGTGTATGGGCGCAAGCTCGAGCGATATGTGAATCCTGTCCCGTCATAGAAGACTGCCGGCAACTATGTGACGAAATTGAATCCGCACCCGACGCAAGAGTGTACGGAATGTGGGCAGGAGAAACACCAAACGAGCGCCGCTACCGCAGATACCAACTGACCGTCAGCGAACAAGTGCATGGCACACGGTCAATGTGGACCCGTGGATGCCGATGCCAACCATGTGTTAAAGGCAACTACGCAAGAGTTAGTTCATACAAGAAGGGATCAGCATGAGATTCGGAAGTTTATTCGCTGGAGTAGGCGGGTTTGATATCGGGCTGGAAGCAGCAGGATGGCAATGTGGATGGCAAGTGGAATGGGATGCCCACTGCCAACAGGTACTCGCCCATCACTGGCCCGATGTACCACGATGGTGGGATGTATCCGATGTCAACGGAGCAGAACTACCACCCGTAGATGTCATTACATTCGGGTCACCCTGCCAAGACCTATCGGTAGCTGGCAAACGAGCCGGTCTAGTAGAAGGTGGAAGATCAAACCTGTTCTTCCAAGCAACACGAATCATCAGAGAAATGAGAGAAGCAACAAATGGAACCTATCCAAGAATCGCTATTTGGGAAAACGTCGTCGGAGCTTTCTCCAGCAACGGCGGTGCAGACTTTGAGGCAGTCCTCGAAGAAATGGTTGACATCGGGAGCCATCACACAGAATGGTCAGTCCTGGATGCACAGTTCTTCGGAGTCCCCCAACGGCGTAGAAGGGTGTTCGTCATCGCTGTCCTCGATCCTGCAATCGCCAACGGATGTGGATCGCAAATACTTTCTGTCGGCCAAAGCCGCCGAAGGAATCCTAAGAAGGGCAAACAAGAGGGGCAAAACCCTGCCAACGATGTTGCAGGTTGCCTTAGAAGTGGTGGTGATGGGGGAGTCCCGTCAAGCCGAGGAGAACATCTGATTGTTGAACAGCAAACACCGTTCGCTTCATCATCATTCGCTAACTACAGCGAAGGTTTCGGCACAATCAAAGCTGCTGGTGGTGACCTAGGGGGGGGGAGCGAAACATTAGTTACGTTCCAGTCATCGGATCACTAATGGCAAGAGACTACAAAGGGGTAGGTAACCAGTATGTCAATGAAGGCAAACTTGTGGTTCACGAAACGCCGCCGAGCGCAATCGGTTGACGATTATGAAACCTGGATTGAGGGGGGGGTGTCACCGACATTGAATGTGTTTGATAACGGGACAGAAACCCGCGCAACCGTACTCATCATTGACGGAACAAGAGTTGATGATGTTCGGATCTACGAAGATGAAATCATCCCATGCCTTAAACATCGCATGGGTACCGGAGGAAATAACGTGCCACTAATAACCCAGGTCACAAGTCACGATGTTGTAGGAACATTACAAGAACGAAACTATAAAGGTCCGAACCACGAAAATGCGAGAGATGGACAACTAATCATTATGCAAGAACAAATTGAACCAATCGGCTTCAGCCATACGCAAGGTTTAGATTGTCAACCATCAGCCGAAGCGTGGCCAACGCTTCGGCGGGAAGGTGGCGGTCAGGCTGTAGCGATTCCAATACAGGGAACCATAATCGGGAGATCAGACACCGCTGGACCACAAGGACCAGGATTCGGACAAGAAGGCGACCCGTGTTTCACGCTGGATACTATTAGCCAACACGGGGTAGCGTTCGCCTACGATGAATACAACGACAGTGTGACCGAAGAAGGTCCACATCACGCAATTCGAGCTGGCACCAAACAATCAACAGGCGTAGTAGTCACCCATCAGGTACGCCGGCTAACCCCCATAGAATGTGAACGCCTTATGGGATGGCCCGACAACCACACACTGCACCGTGCCGACGGTAAAAGCAACGCTGATACCACTCGATACAAAATGTGTGGCAACGGAGTAGCATCCCCTGTAGCTCAATGGATAGCAGAACAAATCAACGCAATCCTGCCCTAGTGCGACCCCTTGTGTGCGACTACTGGTGCCAAGGCGCTGTAGAAAAGAAAACAAACTAGACACCGCGACTCCTTGTGTGGCATCCACGGGTCAAGGATCACAACTAGCAAGCTTGCCGGTGATCCACCCCTAAAAACTTCTAACGGTGTTTCTCCACCTCGAACACCCCCGTCAAAGAACACCCTTCAAGCGCTGCCTGTAACGCTTCAACACTTCCCGCCCGCCAAGCTCTAGCCAGGATCACCGGCTTAACCCGCCCGCGCACGTGGCTAACGGGACCCTGCCAATAGCCGATAGTGACCCCGTTAGCCCGCCGTACTGCCACATAAAACACCCGCCGCCGTTTAGATAGCGAGAGAGCCGGCCCCCGAGAGAGCCGGCCCCTTATCGCTAGTGCTAATTCAACGTGCCGCCGGCTATCCCAGCTGCGCGACATTATCCCGCACTATTTCGGCGTGACTAATGATCTCTAGCACGGTACGCTCCCCAGCTGTACCGATAGATACGTTAGGCAATTCGACTAGGGATATCTCCACGTAAGGGTAAAGCCTGTCGCCGTACCTATTCGCGTAGTTTAGTTTCGCGGTGGCATACTTCATTACCGCCGGCGGTATTCGCCCTGATCTAATGCCGCGGGCATCCGCTAGCACGTTCTCAGTGTTTCGCCCGTACCGAATTTCGTAGGTGTTCACTTCTCACCCCCTTCTAGCTCCCCGCTAGCGTGAACGATATCCCAGCTGACATCAGGCCAGGTCACCTCTTGACCGTTTAGCCGGCACTCTTCCGCCGTAGCATTAGCTAGCAGATCGACATAGCCGTTAATGATCCGGTCAACTTCTGCCGGATTCTTAGCAACTAGCGGTGCTAGGTGCAGATTCAGTGTCACTTCATAGCGCCTCATACCTTCGCCGCCTTCCTAATATCCCTGCCCCGCGCTAGGTAATCGGTGAAACACTGATCTATAAACACCTGCTGGCTATCGGGGTCTGATTCTTCTCGAATGAATAGCGCGTCATCGCGGTGCAGCTTGCGAAGGTCAACCGGCCATCCGGTGCTAGTGCAATAAGAGTTAATAGCCATTAGTCACCCCCTAGCCTTTAATGGCATTAGAACTACCTCAACCGCTACGCCGGTAAATGGATTAGTGCAGGTCCACTTGGACGCCTTGGTTACTGATCCATCCAGGCACCCGTTGAAGGTGATATCCGCTAAGCCTTTAGGACCCGCTACCAATTCGGCTGCCTTGCCAGTGTCGGCTAGAAAACTCCCATTAAAGTGTACGGACTCCGGCACTGTAAACGTACCTTCCCTAAGGCTTGCCAAGTTAGGAATCGTGCCGCCTTGGTAACGGTCTAACCGCGAAGAAACACCCGCGGCAGATATTGTGACCTGATCACCGTAAGAGGTGATCTCAACATATTCGGCACCCTTCGCCGCCTTTAATGCGGCTACAAGCTCCCGTGCCACTAAAGCAGATACAACCGGTGACCCTTCTACCTTGTCTGCCGGAATACTTACCAAGTGTGCGCGGAACATATCCGTAGCTAGTAGTTGAATCCCGCCCCCGTTAAGCGGGTTAATTTCTATAGCGGGGAATCTCGCCCCGCCTTTAGTATCCACCGCTAGCGCGGCGGCCTCAACCGCGGCGCGTAGTGTCTTAGTTTCTATCTTCATCTCTTACCCCTTCATAATTTGCCCGCCGTAGCGGGATCACCTGACACCGTGTCAGGCTAGCGGACCGGTCTAATCGAATAGCTACCCCTAAAGGGCCGGCCCCGCGGGACTACTCCCGCCCGTATTGCCTGAAAACTACCACCACCCCCGCGGCCATCAGTAGCAAGCTAAGCCAGGGTGTGTCATATTCAGGCGTAGCCATCAGCGCCAGCAAACTAGAACCGATAAGGCTAAACGCTAGAACCTTGTTAGCCATCAGCTGACCCCCTGCCTAGTGTCTTTAACGGCGCGAAGGGTGGAAAGGATCACGCCTAGCGCGGCGTATGCGTCGCCGCGTGTCATCCCTAAAAACCCGCGGCCTAGGTTGAATATGTCGCGGCCACCTTCCCCCCATATACGCCAGGCGCGGCCGTAAGTTTTGCTCCCTTGTTGTATTTCTAGATAATCATCCGCGCCAATAATGCCTAGCTCCCTTGCAAGCTCCGTCACAACTAACGCGCGGCGGTGGATATTCGCTACCGTTACACGCTCCATTACTTACCCCCCCTAGCTAGGTCAAAGATCGACACTACCGGCGCAAAGCTTGCCGGCTTAGTCCACTCCCACCCCGTAGAAACAAACACCCTTAGTAGCCCGTCAATTAGCCCCTGGCAAAAGTGATAGGCAAAACTATCTAGCCATCCTTCAACCTCGCAAGCCTGATATTTATAGCAAGCTATCGCCCCGAACACCTCACCGATAGAAACTTGGTCCTGAGCTATAGAGAAGAAAGGACCCTTCACGGGTG